TAGAGGAACACTATAAAAATATTGCAGAGGACATGGATGAACGTGACCTTAAAAGAATGGCCTCTTCATTAGTAGCCGAATATAAAAAAGATGTTATTTCAAGAAAAGACTGGTCAGATAGTTATACTAGAGGTTTAGACTTATTAGGTTTTAAATACGTAGATATGACAAGACCATTTAAAGGCTCGGCAAGCGTGCATCATCCATTACTTGCAGAAGCCGTTACACAATTTCAAGCACAAGCTTACAAAGAATTATTACCTTCAGATGGACCAGTAAGAGTTAGAGTTATGGGAACTGAAGACCCACAAAAAATGAACCAAGCTACACGGGTCCAGGATTTCATGAACTACATGTTAATGGAAAAGATGGAAGAATATACTCCAGACTTTGATCAACTATTATTTTATTTACCTTTAGCAGGATCTGCATTTAAAAAAGTTTATTATGATGAGATTATGCAAAGAGCAGTATCAAAATTTGTACCAGCAGAAGATATTGTAGTTCCATACTACGCAACAGATTTACAAGACTGTGAAAGAATTACTCATGTTATTAGAATGGGTGAGAATGATTTATTAAAAAAAATGGAAGCTGGTTTTTACAGAGATGTAGAGATTAAACCTTCTCAACCAGAAGAATCACAAATACAAAAAGAATATCAAAAAATAGAAGGAGTTACTCCTACAGGTCAAGATAGATATGATCACACTGTTTTAGAAATGCATGTTGATTTAAACTTAGAAGAGTTTGAAGTAGAGAATGCTGATAAGGCGGTTAAGATTCCATACATTGTAACAATAGATGAAGGTAGTAATGAAGTATTATCTATCTATAGAAACTATAAACCTGATGATGATTTAAAAGTTAGAAAGAATTATTTTGTTCACTTTAAATTTTTACCCGGTTTAGGTTTTTATGGCTTTGGTTTAATTCATATGATTGGTGGTTTAACTAGAACTGCTACTCAAGCATTAAGACAGTTATTGGATGCAGGTACTTTAAGTAATTTACCAGCAGGTTTCAAGAGCCGTGGTATTAGAATCAGGGATGATGATCAACCTTTTCAACCTGGTGAGTTCAGAGATGTAGATGCACCTGGCGGAAATATAAAAGACCAGTTTCAAATGTTACCTTTTAAAGAACCAAGTGCCACGCTTTTCCAGCTACTAGGCTTCGTTGTGGGTGCAGGACAAAAGTTTGCAGCAATCACGGATATGGCAGTTGGTTTAGATGAGCAAAACAGATCAGTAGGTTCGACTATTGCAATCCTGGAACGTGGCTCACGGGTCATGACAGCTATTCACAAAAGATGTTACTACGCAATGAGACAAGAATTTAGAATGCTAGGTAAAATTTTTGGAGAATACTTACCTCCTATTTATCCTTACTCAGTTTATGGTGCAGACCAAGCAGTTAAACAAACAGACTTTGATGATAGAGTAGATGTTATCCCAGTTGCAGATCCTAATGTTTTCTCTATGTCACAAAGAGTAACGTTAGCAAATGAGAATTTAAAAATTGCACAATCTAATCCACAACTTCACAACTTAAGAGAAGCTTACAGAAGAGTTTATGAAGCATTGGGAACTAAAGATATAGATCAAGTATTACGTCCAGAAGTACAACCAATACCTAAAGATCCGGCAATCGAGAACCTTGAAGCACTACAAATGCAAATGCCTAAAGCGTTTCCTACACAAGATCATAAAGCTCATATCCAAGCTCATAGAGCGTTCATGGCAACAAGAATGGTACAGATTAATCCAATGGTGATGGCTTTATTACAAGGACATATCTCGGAACACGTTTCAATGTTAGCTCAAGGGGAAGTAGGAGCAATGCTTCAAGAAGATCCTATGATGCAACAAGAATTACAAGCAGATCCTCAAGCAGCACAAATTAAAGTTGAGGCTCTAATTGCACAACAAATTGCTAAGATTACAACAGAACTTGCACAAGAAGAAGCAGGGGGCCAAAAACAAGACCCACTAGTTGCTTTAAAACAAAGAGAACTAGACTTAAAAGCGATGGAGTTACAGAGAAGAAGTGAAAGTGATATGATGACTAATGAACTTCAACAAGAAACTCTTGATGAAAGAATGGATCTTGAGAAGATGAGACTAGAAGATAATGAAGATCAAGCAGCGGAAAGAATTAGAATTGCTGAAACTAAACTAGCTCAGAATAGAATGATTGCACAAGAAAGATTAAGAGTTCAAAAAATGAGAGATAAAAATAAAAACTAATGCCTTTTAAATCAGCTAAACAAAGAAGATACCTATACGCTGAAAAGCCTGAAGTTGCAAAAAAGTTTGCAATGGATTCAGCTAAAAAAGGTAAGCTGGCTAAATTAAAAAAAGGAGACTCTGTAGATACAGGAGATTTTGGTTCAGAAGCAGCTAATGATGCAAGTTTATCTGCTGGAAATCAAAGTGTTGGTTATGGTGGAAGCGATGGAGATCCAAGAACTGGGGGTGGAGTTACCACAGGACCAGCAACAGTAACAGTTAACCCAGGGCCTAGACAAATTCCAACAATAGGACCTTTAAGTTGGGGTATTAATAAGGTATTAAAATCTTCGTGGCAATCAAAAAATGAAAAAACAGCAAGAGAGGAAGATCTTCTTGGTGGAGAGATGCAAACAACAGGAAATGTAGCAACAGGCCCTGCCGGTGGTGGCGGTGAAGGGGGTGGACAAAAAAACAAAAAATGTCCAGATGGAAGTAATCCACCCTGTAAAACTACAGCTAAAAAAACTACCAAATCAAAACCTGTAGTAAAACCAGTACAACAATTTGATAATTTTAAAGCTTATAAAAAAGGTAAAATGATTAGTACACAGAATAAAGTAAATGGTGTTGTTACAGCTTTAAAAAAAGCTTCTAAATTACATGCAGGTCAAGCTAAAACATTATCAAAATTAAAATTAAATAAAGGCGGTGGAGTACCTTATGGACCACCACCACTAAGAGGACCTAACCCACAAGTACCTCCAGTAAAATTCTCCAGAGGTGGAGGAGCAGCACTTAGAGGACTTAAATTTACAGGAGTTAAGTAATGTGGTTTCAAGCAATCAAACTTGCAGTATCTGCAGGATCAAAAATTTACGCTAACAAACAGAAAACAAAAATAGCTATGTCTGATGCACAGCTTATGCATGCATCTAGAATGGCTGAAGGCAAGGAAGCTTACCAAGGAAAATTGTTAGAAGCACGTCAATCAGATTGGAAGGACGAGGCCGTTCTTATTGTGCTCTCGGCCCCTATAGCAATTTTGGCCTGGGCAGTCGTAAGTGATGATCCAACTGCAATGGACAAGGTAAAACTGTTCTTTGAGATGTTTTCAGAGCTTCCTAAATGGTTCACTAATTTATGGATTCTTGTCGTGGCGAGTATTTATGGTATTAAGGGAACACAAATATTTAAGGGTGGTAAAAAATGAACCTAGCTAGAGATTTAGAAAAGCAAATTAGAGAAAAAAGATTAAAGGATTCTGCTATTGCTCAACTTAGAAAAAGAAGTAAAGATTCTATTGCAAGACCTAGAGCAGAAAAAAATATGTTATCAAAAAATCCAGATATGCAAAAAATATAATGTTTAAAAAATTAATAGATAAAATCTTTGGAAAAAGATGTAAGTGTAAAACAGTTACTCCTGAACCTGATTATTCTAAAATGAATAAAGGAGACCTTAAAAAGCTTGTGGATAAAGGTCAAATAAAATCTATTTACAAACCCTATAATTAGTTGTAAAAATTCCTTATGATTGAAGGGGATAGCGTAGAATACGAACTACTAACAAAGTGGGCAAAGGATTTTAATTGCCAAGGTTATAAATCTTGTGAGATAGGTGTTAGACAAGGACTTGGTTCAGCAATAATATTAAATAGTGTTAGAAATAATTACATACATGTTGGTGTAGATCCTTATGCAAATTTAGAGTACCAACATTACGATACTACTAAGCCTGCAGCATATGATTATACAGATCAGATGAGAGATACTTTATTAAACGATTTATATAAGTACAGAAATCAAGGACAATTTACCTTAGCTAATATGACTGATATAGATTTTATGAATCATCCAGATCATAAAAATTC